ATCACAAGCAATTGGAAGATTGCCCATAATCCCAAGCCTATGAAGCTTTACGTTTTGCGTATCCTTGGCGATCAACATTGCTTCTTCTGGATGGCCCCATACACTATGCATCGCAAGGGCAACTGTGGTTTTACCAGTGCCAGACCGGTTATTAATTAAATTAATTACTGCGCCTTTTAGGTTTAAATGTTTAATAAGGGGCGAACCAAAAGCCGTAAAGAACCCAAAAGCATGGGGCTCAAAACCCTCTCTGTCGTAGGTATTAATTACGGATTTCCATTCTTCTAAAGACCCGCATGGCTTTAGGGTTTCTGCAATAGAGCTGGTTATGTAAGACGGAGGGCTATATCGAATTTTGCCCGCCATGATCTCTTGCTCTCCCACAATAAATTTAGTGTCTTTATCGGCCCACCCAAACTGCATCCTCATAACCTCTACCTCCGTTTTATATTGAAGTTCGTTAACAAACGAATTTATGTAATACATGATGTTGTTCATTTGGTCCTGAAGTGCGGACACACCGTGCCAAGCTAGCCGCTCTCTTAGTTTTTCTTTGGTTAGCAATTCAGTAAGCGGCAGTGCAAATTCTTTTACGCCATCCCTAGGAAGATGCAGCCTAAGCCAAATGGTTTCACCTTTCTGCGGGTCTTTCAGGCGCTTAACAACATATAGGTCGTGCTGGTAAACACATACTTCTTTTTCGTCTACAAACTTATAAACCCCGCCGTTCTTACCTCTAAAGTATGGACTAGGATAAGCTGGGTATGTATCTTCTGCGTCTTTCGTTTCAGTTTTTTCTGGGGCGGTTTTGGGTGCAGCTCTAATTACCTTTTTACCCAGCGCAATCGGGCCGGGAATCTTACCCTGATGGGGGCAGCCAACACAGCCGTCTGGGTTCCACTTAGCAAACGTCTCACATCTCTGAGGGCCACCTGTATCAGCGGCTTTTCGAATAGTGTTTTCAAAAGAATAGTCTGGGTGCCCCTCGGATATTTTATGTATCGCCTCGTCACGATCTTCACAAGCCCAAGCAACCGACAAGCCAGCACGCCACAAATTGTAGTCAACCGTATCTTGATTGACCATGATTGTTTCAATTTGAGCGCAACCTTCCCCCTTAATGGTGCGGCGAACTATCTCCTTAAACCAATTCTCTTGATTACCCGCTAGATGTTTAGTAAGTTCATTTAACTCTTGTTTAGGTACGTTGTAACCGGGCGGTGGAACTAGGACGCCCAGCGTATCTTTAAAATCTGCATAGGTTACATCACCACCCATAGACACCATTTCAACAGGGTTAGGTGGGTCATCTTTTAAATTAAGCGTGCCCGGCACTCGAAGAATAGACGCGCAGTCTGCTGTGCGGGAGTGGTCAGCATCTAATCCAAACTCGTCACATAGTGCTTTCAGCCTATTAGCAACCGGAAGCCATTCTTCTTTTGTGATTCCTTCTGTGAGCACCCAGTAGGCATGCAGCCCCCTGCCCGAGTTAACAAGTGTAGGCTCAGGAAGTTTAAGTTTTTGGCAAAATTCTTTTAGGGCTTTATCGCCCTCGTCACGATCTTTGTAGGTCTTGGCTGGCCCACAATCTATATCTAACCAAAAAGCCTTTATGGTTTTGACGTTATCTCTTGTGCGGGTCGTACTTTTTTCGTACTTAGAACACGCAAAATACACATCGTGGTTGTGCTGCAGCAGGTAGGCAATCTCGGTTTCGCACTCATCTAGCGAGGCAAAAAACTTTTGCCTAACACCCCCACCCTTCTTTAGCCCGACGATGCAATACAAACCGTCTGGAGAAAGCACTGCTGACAATAATTCTTTTGCTGACATAGCCGCCTTCTGCACCGCGATAAAAAATAGGGCGTCAGGAGGAGCGCGGCGTATCCCCTCTTTTCGTTCCGTCGAACTAGACGCCCGTTGACTTAGACTCTAAACCCAGCTCTCTTCAAAACCTCTGCTATCTTTTCCGCCTGCTGCTTACGTGGCATCCATTCTCCGGTAAACCACTTGTAGATAGTCATGCGGCTGACACCAAAAAATTCAGCGGTATCAGTAACAGGTATTTCTTTAGATATACACATTCGCCCCAGAACAACACCGGGGCTTTCTGTGCTCGCCTCTAGGTTAGCCTTCACAATCCTCGAACTGTACCCTCGACTGTCCATGTTTATTAATTGTCATCATCAACAGCCCAGTCACTCATAATAGATGCTAGGTCTTTTTTAGGGGCGGGTTCGGCGGCCTTTTTGGGTGCTCGCTTAGTCGGCTCGGAGATAACTTCAACATCCTCTGCCTCGACCGAAGACTTAGACTTTGCTGAAGGGGAGGACGACACGGCGCTATTTGATTCCAAACGAGGCGTTTTGTTATCGCTGTCGATAGTGGAAGGAGTAATCATGACTGCCTGTTTAGCTTCAAGTGACTGCCCTTGGCGGCGTGCAGTTTCCCACTGCTGCTGTGTCAAAAAGCTAATTGGTCGGAACACAAGCTTAGCCGTGTCGCTGTTGTCGTCCATACGCATCTCGGTAACAATCTGGTTGATGTTGTATCCCTGAGACGAAATGTATTTAGCATACTGCTCAAACGGCATAGCCTTGTTGTCCGCGCTGCGACCAAAATAAGACTTAGATGGCAAAGCAATCTGGTAAACGCTACCGTTAATATCATCTGCAAGAACAACGGCAAGGCGCTTTTCAAACCGGCAAGCACGGCTATCTCCCTGACCTGAACCCTTGATATTTTGTGGGCAGTCTTGGCAGTTATGGTGCTGTGGCGCTTCGATGCTTGCGTCGGGCATGATGCCGTCATTAGACCAACAATCGGGGGGAAGGCTTTCTCCCGGAACGTACGCACCAGCATAGAACTTACGGGCCACGTACTTGGTGCCGTTGATAATTACGACATTCATGTGGTCAACATTGCTTCGGGTGATCTCTTCGCCATTTACAACCAAGCGAAACTTTTTACCGCGCAGAGAGATTCGGCGCAGACCACGACCACCGCCTAGATCTCTAGTAAGGTCATCAAGTTCTACTTTTTTAATATAGTCAGGAACTTGTGTTTGTTCAAACAGAGTAAGGTCACTCATCTTCGTTTCTCCTATTTCCTCATGATTGTGATAGCAAATTCACTATCTACGTTAAGACCCACTGGATGTAGGTCGGGGTTTTCCTCAAGAAACTGCTTCATGTTTGTCTGATGAATTCGTCTCTCAAGTAATTCCATTGCTCCATGCTCTTGCATGAATTTGTAAAAGTTATCCCAATCATTCGTAACATATCTACGCTTGACCGTTCTGTATGCCGTGCCGTGCTTTGTGCGGATGCTGTCGGCGCCGTTTGTTTTGCAGATCTCAAGTAGTTGGCGACGGATTAGCTCCATCTGCTCTTCTATCTCTGCAATCTTGGCCTCCATCTCTTTAGAGATTTCATCGCGTTTATCACGCATCTTGATGAAAACAGAGACTAATTTGTCTGCTGGTATGTCCATAAGTTCCTCTCTTGGTTTAGGTTCAGTTCTTTGACTGATGCCCCATCGTACACCCAAAACTATAGTGTGTCAAGTATTTATTTCTCTCTGATACAAATCCACAAGTTTCGTATGGATATCTAATTTGCTTTGGAGCATGGAGTAGAGGTTTCGTTCTACGGGGCTTCCCACGACGTGCACAACTGTCATAGGGTTCTTCTGCCCTTTGCGGTGTATCCGTGCGTTGGCCTGCAGGTAAGTTTCAATCGATGTTACGGGCGCATACCATACCACAACATTTGCCGCCGTCAAAGTAACTCCGTGGGCCGCAGCTTGTGGTTGGATTACAAGTACTTTGGGGTCTGGGCTTTCTTGGAAATTTTTAAATATTTCGGTTCTCTTGGATACGGGAACGTTCCCATCTACCACGTCACATGTGATGTTGTTTTTAAGGAGATAGTCTTGTAGAAGAACAATCGTGTGGGTAAACGGAACAAACACAAGAACCTTGTGGCTAGCCTCCTCAATAACTTCCTGAACAACAGAAAGCCTATTTGACACATCAAACTCTACCGTGCTGCCAGAGTCGGTATAAACTGCACCGCCTGATACCTGAAGTAACTTTATAATATTTGTTGCTGCATTAACAGAAGACACTTCCTCGCCAGCTGCGGACATAAGAAACTTTTCTTTGAGTAGCTTGTAATACTTGCTTTGCTGTGCGGTCAGGGGTGCTTCCCTCATGGTGTAAGTAATCTCAGGTAGATCAATACACTCTTCTTTAGTAAAACGTATTGCTGGTTGAAGTGTATTAAACACAATCTCTTGTGCTTTGGGTCTGGGTATCCACTTAAACCTAGTTATGGGTTGCATAACAGAATCCCTAAACGCCCCAAAAAACTTAGGCACATTTTCCGGAACGCATAGTTTTGCAAGGCCGTAAGCATCTGTGGGGCTCTGAGCGGCTGGAGTTCCTGTCATAAGCCACAACCACTTTTGTAGGGTAAGCAGCCTGTTCATGGTTTTCCATCTTTGAGTCTGCACATTCTTATATGCATTGGCCTCGTCTATGATAATTAGGTCGAAAGTTCCGTCCTTGAGGATGTCTTCTGCCACAACCTCAACGCCATCGTAATTAATAATTACAAAATCATCGCCCCTATTCAGTATGTCTTTGCGCTTTTCTCTACTTCCATAGGCAACCCCGACTGTCCTATGAACAACGCACCTAAATAAGTCCGCTTGCCAAGACGCTTGCATGATAGATAGAGGGCACACAACTAAGACCCTCCGCACCGCACCGATATTGATTAGGTAGTCAGCAGCCCAAATAGCGGCAGCAGTTTTACCCGTGCCCTGTTCATTAAAGCAAAAGGCTCTCTTGTGCAGAGTAAAAAACTCTGCCGTATCTTTTTGGTGCTGCA